ACCTCATTGGATGTACCCGCGGGTCGGGCGGAACCGATCCAGGCGCGCCATCTCGACGGACGTCAGCAGTGACGACACACCAGACGTTTCGATCATCTCCGACCGGAACGTGGCCGACCACGACATCGACCGCTCGGACGTCAATCGATCGGGCGGCACCGCATCAACGCCGCCAGCAACAAGCCGACGGACCAGATCCGCATACACACCCAAAATCTCCTCAGGCAACCGGGCGAACCCAGCACGACCGGTCACGCGAACCGATCGACCACGGTCAGGCCAAGGGCACCGACGACGACGCAAGCGGCCATCGCGGAACGCGTCCCAACAGTCAACCTCGCGCCATTCCGGTTCGGTGCCGCACGAACGGCAGCAGACCCCGATCGAGATGATCCCGCCGCCGCCGCAGCCGCAGCGCTCTCGAACCTCGACCTTCGTGACCTCTTCGATCGGGACGCACGGCAGCAACAACAACTTGGTGCCGCTGCCATCCAACTCGACGACGAAATCGTGCAAGCAGGGGTCAATGCCAAGGTAGGCGCGAATCTCGGATTGAGCTCGCAGTTCCACCCGCTGGACAGTGTCGGGAGGTGTGCAGCCGCCCGACGAGCCCATGATGGATTCGACGGACGGCCAACACATCACGTCACTTCTTGGCCGTCTCGGCGGGCTCGTCGCCTTCAGGGAGGGCTTCGAGGCCGTCGAGTTGGGTCTTCATGTCGGCGATCGCCGCAGACATGCGTTCGATGCGACGCTTCAGCGTCTCCGCCGGCGTCACCACAACGCGTTCGCGTTGCCCGATGGACTCAGCGAAGATCTTCCGCGCTGCCTCTCGCCCGGTCTTGGTGTTGAGCTTGACGCGATGTCCGGCCCGCTCAGCGGTGATCGCCTCTCTTGAGTCCTCCGGCAACTGCCGCAGGTACCCGAGGTCATAGAACAAGTTCATGCGCATGGGTCAATCCTTAGGGTGTTGGGAGGTCGATGCAGCGGATGACCGCAGCGGGACGGCTGCAGATCTGTTGACCGTCCCAGGTCCACCGGAAATCGACCAGATCGTGGACGAAGTGGTCGGCGTGTTGGTTCGCGAACGCCATCTCGATGCCGCCATAGGCGAAGACTTTGAACTTGCTGGAGTCCATCGCCAACCCCTCGCCGTCAGGCGTGTGCTGGGACTGCCAGACCGTCACGCCCCACTGGCCTCGCCATGGCTTCCAATCGAACGGGTCGCCGGCGAGATAACGGCCGTCGGTTGCGACAGCAAGGTCGAGCTCCTGCACCACAAATGGTGGGAGGACAAAAGCGTTGATGTTGACGCCACCGATGATGAGCGCCTGCGTGATCGACTCCCGCAGGTCTCGGATCGGGTTGCCGCTGGTTGGATGGATCTGGATGCCGGGCGTGTTGAACCAGCCCTGCAGCTCAGTCGGTGTCAAGCTCGGGTCACCGACGATCAGTTGACGCTCAAGCTCGTCGAGCATCATCTCTGGACCTTCCGACTCGATCAGATCCCGCACTTGCGTTCCGCCGAACTTCAGAGCTTCGTCCGATGCGCACATCACATGCGCGAGGCGAACAAGTTGCGAGGTGCGCGGAGCGAAGTCGATCGAGCTGTGCGGCTTCCGCGACGCCGGGTCGGGCAGGTCGCAGTCGTCGGGCTCAGTCACGGTGGTGACGCCGTTGATGCGGGCGATCTGCTCAACCCACCACAGCGTGCGGTTGTCGGTCTGCCGCACTTCGACCAGGTCGGTCGCGATGCGCGGGACCCTGGCGATCATCTCGCGAATGCCCGTGTCGAACGGAGCCCGATCGACAAACGGCGCAGCCATTGACTCGCCGTCTTGGTTGACGCGGATCGTGGCGGGGCCAGCAAACAGGGGCACTCGGCCCGTCGCCCGGAACATCGCGACCGCGTCAGCAAGGTTGATCTCGGTGCCAAGCGAGACCGGGGCGGAACCAGGCTTGCGTTGGTTGGCCCAAAGCTCGGTGTCCTTGACGAACTTGGCCAGCGCTTCGGCGTTCGCCGCAGCGAATGCAGTGACCTTTTCGGGCTTGCCTGGCTCTGACTTCGACTCGGTCTGCGTCTCGGCGCCTGTGTCGGCGGTCAGTTTTGCTTCAAGTGCCGCGAATTGGGCGTTGCGCTTCTCGATCCCTTCGATCTTCGTGTTGATTTGGGTGGCTGCGGTCAGCAGCTCGTCGAGCTTTGAGGTCTCTTCGGCGCTGAGTCCGTCAGCCGTTTCGGCTTTGGCCATCAGAGTTTGGACGTCGCCGTGGAGCCGGAGCCGGTCGGCGGTCAGGTCTGCAATCGCGTTAGCCATTGCTGTTTCCTTTCGGGTTGTCGCCGTTCGGCGGTGTGATCCCAGCCGCGGCGGCTTGGGTCTTCCATCGATCGAGTTGTGTGCGTCGATCGAGTTCTTTCAGGACCTTCGTTGCGGCCCGGTCGGCGATCGCATCGACGTCGACAGACGCTGATGCCGCCATCACTTCGGTGCCCGGCATCGCTCCACGCAGGGTGAAGGACACCTCGAAGAGGTCGACGGCTGTGATGCGGTCGAGATCGTCGAGGGCGTCCGAGGCAAAGAACGCCCCGATCGACGCTTCGCCGACGGTCCGCTCCTGAACGAGCTGCCGGACGTGCTGCGCCTTTGGTGTGGCGAACCACCGGCCCGCAAGCCAGAGCGATCCGAATGGGCGGAACTGTTCGGGCAAGCGATCGTCGCCAGCAGCGACCTCTTCGACGACGTCAGCGCGGGCGAGAATGTCGAGGGGGTCGTTTGACCCTTCGAGAGGCTTATAGAACGGGTGGTTCCAGCAGATCGGAAGACGGACGCCATTCGCGCTAGCCGCGACGGCGGCAGCGAAAGCGCCGGGCGCCAGCCGACGACCCTGGTCATCGGGCCGATCAAATGCCGACGCCCAAATCCCGAAGGTTCCCTCGTCGGTTTCTTGGGCGACGATTGGCACCGACGCCGCAAAAAGGGTGTTCATTCTGAGCTCCCGTACTCGACGGTGCATTGACACCGCGCTCGGTCCTCGGTTGCCAGCGACCGCGCCCGCGGCCGTCGTGCCCCATTGGAAAAGACGCCATCGATTGGGACGGTCTCCCCGTCGAGCGCACCATGGCGACTGTTCGACGAGTTGACTCGCCACGTCTTGGTGGTCTTCCCGGCGCTGCGAGCGCCAACATCGGCGCCTTCAAGGCGGGCGTCCTGAGTGAGGCCTTCGGCTTGGAGGGCGACGTCGGACGACTCGACGGCGACCTTGACCTCGTCGAGGGGAACCGCGCCTGGGTCTTTCGCTGCGTCGAGGACTGTCCTCGCCGTCTTCAGGAGACGGCCTGTGAATCCCGCTGCGGTCCCGGCAGCAAGGCCCGCGGCAAGGGCGATCAGGTCAGTCTCCGACGTTTTGCCTTCGGCGCGGGCGGCGCGCAGTGCGACCGCGAGCGCAAGTGGCGTGAGTTTCGCTGCGAGGCTCGCGTCGACTTCGATGCGGTCGATCCCGAGGTCGGGGTCCGACGCGATGACTCCGCCGGCGAGCAAGGCTGCGATCTTGGAGCGGTGCGCCTCCAGCACGGAGGTGATCCGCTGAGGTTGGTCCTTCGCCGCCAGCAACATCGACGTTGACGTGGACGCTGTGGCGGTCTGCCGGTCATCAAGGGGGTCGACGACCTGGCCAGGCATGCGGGTCTCACCGGCTGGGAACTGGCCACCATATGCGATGTTCAGCGGTTGCACTGGCACCGAGAACGCGTCAACCACGTCATCGGGCAGGGGTTCAAGGCCGAGCAGGTCACGGCCTTCGGTCACGGCCATGACGGGCACGCCCGTGGACTTCCCAACCGCCAAGATCTGCTCAGAGGGGGAGCCGTACAGTTTCGCTCGGAAGTTCGGTTCGACACTGAGCGTCAGTCCCTCGTCACCAAACCACCCGCGATCCGGGTCCAAAAGGTGAGAATCGAAAGCGGAACGCACCGCCACAGCGAGGCCTGCCACGACGTCCTGGAAATAGGCGATGCGCTGGGACTCATTCATGGCCCCCTTCCCATCGATGGCTGCGCCGATCTCGGACGGCATGCCGAAGAGGGCCGCGACTTCGGCTGATGTGAGCTGGCGGACCCGAAACATCTCCATGTCGGCCGCCGAAACATGAGGCGCCTCGGCCATCTCCATGCCATCTTCCAGCAACAGTGGGCGACCAGCGTGCACGTCGTAGAACGCTGCGAGGTCTTCCAAGAAGATCCGGCGCACGTCTGACGCCTTCTCCGGGTCGCGGTGCCAGGAGATATTCTGCGGCCGCGTGATGACTTGGCCAGTCCGAAGACCCCGAGACGCAAGCTCAGTCCTAGCCTTTACCGACTGGTAATCCTCGGCCAAGATGTCGCGAGCCGCTTCGAGCTTTGAGACGCCAATCCATGGCGTTTTGTCGTCACCAGGCTCGTTGAGCTGGACGATCTGACGGGCGTCGACGGTGTACTCGCGGCTCTCGAATGCGATCGTGAAGCGCTGTGGTCCAGCGATGAGCGACGCGTCCTTTGGTGTTACGAGCGGCGCCGGCACGTGAATGAGGCAGAGTCGGTCGTCGATCTCTTCGATCAGCAGGAAGCCGTTACCCCAGACAAGAAAATCTGTGAGCCATTGACGGCGCATCCACATCCGCGAAACCCCAGGATAAGGGCGATCGATTGCGTCCGTCAGCCGATGACCCCTGAGTCGCCGCATGCCTTCATCAGACCGCTGGAAGCAGGACCACGGCAGCTGAGCGACGTCAGTGGCTAAACGGTCTACCACCGTCCGCACGGACCGCTGTGTGCGCCAGATGTCGCGAAAAGTTGGTCGCCACTCGTCAGCAATGTGTAGCCGTTGGCTAGGCAGTCGGATCGATGAGTTTGTCGACTTCAGCCCGGACGGGCTGTTGACAATTGGGCTCACGTCTGGACCCAGAGCCGACGGTGTGGCTCGACCCAAACGGTGCCGGTCATCGATGTGCGCTGGACCTCGCCGCCTTTGACGGTCAGCAAGATCGGACGGGAGATCTCCAACACTCCGCCGGCGGAGCCGACAAGAGTGCCCTCGATCGACGTGTCATCCAGCAGGGCAACCACGACGGGCTTCCCTGCGATGTCGCCAGGCCAGCCGCTGCGCCGCATCACCAAAGCACACAAGATGGCGACCAGGGCAGAGACCGCAACGCAGACAACAACAATCATCGCGGCCCTCCAAAAGGTTCAGGCGTAAGCGAGACGAGACGACGAATAGGCCGACACCGCAACCTCGACGTCTCGGACCATGCCCACATCAATCGCATTCACCGCAGCAGCGACGCAGTCGATGCGAGCCGTTGACCGGCGTTTGTCGGGAGCGACCGTGTCGCCCTCACCATGACGGAGCGTCACATTCCCCAAGCACCAGCGCATCAGCGGTGATCGGTCGTGACGCAAGGCCCGTTCCATCACCATCGCCTCAAAGGTCTTCGTTGCTTCCGACAGGTTCCGGACGGCTTGACTGACCTCGATCACGTCGAGGCCGTGGTCTTCAAGTTTGCGGATCAGCTCCTGCGCGTGATGCGGGTCAGCGCCTACAGCAACAACGTCATGTGGCTTGACCCACTCCAACAGGTCTTCGAGCAGCGCCTCGCCGTTGATCCGAGCCCCATCCTGAATCGTCAACCAACCCTCGTCGGCCCAACGATCAAAAGGGGCGTTGTCGCGCTGCATCCGCCGCTCAAGATCCTCGCCAGGCATCCACGCCCGGATCAGCAGATCGCCACCCGACCCATCTTCATCCGGCAGCAGCAACGCCGCCGCGGTCAAGTCGGTCTTCGCCGACAGGTCCAATCCCAGGAACGCAACGCGCCCCTTGAGGTCCCGCAGGTCGGGCGCCTCATCCCAACGGGGGAGTGGCAGCCAACCACCTGACAAGGTGACTCGCTGCCCCAAAGTGAGGCGCCGGACCGCTCGCTCGCGGCTTGGCTGATGTTCGACCTCGGCAACCTCAGCGAGGATCAGGTCGAGGCGCTTGAACGCGAGCCCGGCTTGGATCTCGGCCCGAGTTCCAGCAGCCGGGTTCGCGACCCGCGCATAGCGGGGCAGACGCCAGTCGACCGGCTCACCCGCCTTGTTTTTGAGCGGGAGGTTGCGGACGTCGACGTACCAGTGATCCAAGATCAGTGTGCCATCTTGGATCTTCTCAGCCTGGCCGTGAAGATCCCGGTAGACCTCGCTGTCATCATCGTCGCCAGCCGTGGTGATGCCGATGATCAACGGCTGTTCACGGGTCGACTGCCCCTGCTTCAGGATCTCCCAAATCTCACGGTTCTTGTGACGATGCACCTCGTCGACAATGGCCACCGACGGGTTGATGCCATCTTGCGTCGCAGCAGCGCCTGTCAAGAAGGCGATGAACCCTCGACGGTCCAGTCGAATGCAGCGCTTCCGGCCTGGGGCCTCGCGCATGTAGGTGCGGGCCTTGATGGCGGGAGAGTGCTCCCGCATCAGCCTCACAGCCTCAAACAGTTCCTCTGTCTGTTTTTCCGCAGCGGCGGCGACATAGACGCGGGGCATTGGATCGACCGGATCGCCCAACAAGCAGTACAGGGCGACCGCCGCGAGCAGGGTTGTTTTTCCATTCTTCTTCGCCCACTCCAAGAAGGCGGCGGTATGGACGCGGATGCCGTCCTCGTCGACGCGTCCAAAAATCTCGAGGACGAACGCCAGCTGGAACGGCAACAACCGCAGCTGCGCACCAACATCTCCAGAGATCTGAGGGCAGAACCGCTCAATCCAGCAGACCGCACGCCAACCCGGATCAGACCATTCTTCGTCTTGTCGGGTTGGCCGCCAACCCCAAGCGTGGCGGCCCTTGTACTCGTTCTCCGGCGTCAGTCCGGGGAAGACCGGCAGACCCAGCTCATCGAGCACGAGCAGTAGTTCGGCCAGTGCGGCGTTGTGTTCTTCAAGGACGGCGGCATCGCTCATTGGTCACGCCCCTCCGTCAGCTGAACATGTCCTCATCTCCCGACTGCGTAGGCAGGTCCGCGAACCGCAGGCGGCTCGCAGGAGTCAAAGCCAGCTCGGCACCGAGCGCCTTAATCTGGATGACCGTCGCGTTCAGCACGGCAACGGCAGGATGCTTGACCATTCCACCACGCGCTCCGTCAACCATCAGGCCATCGAGTGCGAGTACTCGCACCAGCTCGTCGTGACGTCCCACCGCACAGCAGTAGGCCGCAAGCGCCCCGAGGTCCAAGGCCGATAGCACCCGGAGCGACAACAACTCGGGGAGCACTCGACGCCACTCATCGCGAGCACGAGTGCGAATCCGCACGGCTTCGTGCCGGCGCGCCCCCTTGGCGGGGATGAGTGCATCCCATTTCGGTTCAGGCGGGGGAGTGACCGAGGCCTGCAACGGCTCGTCGATCTTGCGTCCCCCGGGGTTGCCGTCCAGCAACTTCAAAGCCGGCGGCTTCGGTGCCGGGCCCCTCACGGACGCGACCAAAAATCGGAAACTCGCGGTGGGTGCGAGAAAGT